TTGCCTTGATGGAATCTATTGGTATTGCTGATGGTCAAAATAGTAAAAAATCCCAAGATGCAATTCCCAGCATTCTTCAAGATGCGTTGTCAGTATCTTTTGATAATAATATTGGTCACGATTACTTACAAAACTACAAAGAACGTTATGATTTCTATCACAAAAAGGAAGAGAAAATTGAATTTGATCTCGAATACTTTAACAAAATTACCAAAGGCGGTCTCCCTAACAAAACTCTTAATGTCGCTCTTGCTGGTACGGGTGTCGGCAAGTCTCTATTCATGTGCCATGTGGCTAGCTCCGTCCTGCTCCAAGGGAGGAACGTTCTCTACATTACAATGGAAATGGCAGAAGAACGTATTGCTGAAAGAATTGACGCAAACCTCCTGAATGTTCCTATTCAGGATCTAGCTGATCTTCCAGAAAATATGTTTGAATCAAAAATTAATAATTTGATTTCAAAGACAACTGGACAACTTATAATTAAAGAGTATCCTACTGCATCCGCTCATGCTGGACACTTTAGATCACTTATTAACGAACTTGCACTTAAAAAGTCATTTAGACCTGATATTGTTTTCGTTGATTACCTTAATATATGTGCTTCCGAAAGGTATCGCGGAAACAGCACTGTCAATTCATATTCATATATCAAGTCTATTGCTGAAGAGCTTCGAGGGTTGGCTGTTGAGACCGAGGTCCCTATCGTATCTGCCACCCAGACCACTCGCTCTGGTTTTGGTAGCAGTGATGTTGACCTTACTGACACTTCTGAGTCCTTTGGTCTCCCTGCTACTGCTGATCTTATGTTTGCCCTTATTTCTACAGATGAGCTTGAGGGGATGGGACAAATTATGGTAAAGCAATTGAAGAATAGGTACAATGATCCTACAGTTAATAAGAGGTTTATTATTGGTATTGATCGTGCTAAAATGAGACTATATGATTGTGAGCAAAATGCTCAAGAGGATATTATTGACTCTGGTCAGGATACAGAAGAACGAAGCGAAAGTAAGTTTGGAGGATTTAAGTTTTGATAAAAAGTGGTAATATAGATAAGAATCTTATCGGAGATTATGTAAACATAGATTATCCAGATAGGAGACAATTTCCATATGATGATACCGTTAATACTTGGAAATCTCAGGGACATCTTTATGTAAATTATACTGGTCTTTTAAGGGAGGAGTATAGGGGTGTTCCTGATTGGTGCCACTCTTTGGTCAAAGAACTTAAAAAAGAAATAGAATTTAGGCATTCAAGTCTGTCTGTTTATTGTATGCCACCTGGAACTATAATGCCAGAACATAGAGATTATTATACTAGATATAGAAAAATAAATAATCTAAATCAAAATGATAAAGTTGGTAGATTTTTAATATTTTTGGAGGATTGGAAGTCTGGACATTATTTTGAACTTAATAGAAGTCCAATCGTGAATTGGAGTAAAGGTGACTATTATTTTTGGGTGGAAGATTCCCCTCATATTGCAGCAAATATTGGCATAGAAAATAGATATACAATGCAAGTAACAGTAGTGCTATGAAAAGAAGAGCAGTAATTGATGATGCTGTTGAGCAATATGGAAAATATTGCTCAACTTTTTCTTTTAAATTGCAGCGTGGAGATACTGGAGAAGTACCTAAAGAGGGATTTTTGAACTGCTATGTATCTCCAGATAGATATAAATTGGTCTATATGCATGTTGATAAGTGTGGAAGTACATCAATAACAACCACATTTAAAAATGATAATTATTATTTTTATCCACTAGAAAACTTTTTGAATGGTAAGAAACCAGATGATATAGCAAAATTCTTTGTTAAAGATGGGTATGAATTTTTTACTTTTACTAGAGATCCTGTGAGAAGATGGATTTCTGGATTGAATGAATTTATGTGTAGATATAATCCACCATCGGACTGGTTAATTAAACAAATAATTGATAAAAAATATATCTATGACGAGCATACTGTACCACAAAAAATATTTTTGAGATTGTGTAATGAAAATGGTGGAAGATTGACCACTATAAAAATGGATGAAAATTTAAAGCATAAGTTGAATTTATTTTTGGAGAGTAAAATGGTAGATAAGGATTTAAATTTTAAACCTGTAAAACTACCTCATTTGAGAAAGTCTAAAAATTTTATACCAAATTATACATTAGTATGTAAAAAATTATATGAGGAATTTATAAAACCAGATCCAGAAGAGTTTAATAAATTATATAAGGAAGACTATAGGATTTATGAAGATGGGATTTGAAAAGGTACTGGAATTTGAAAATAAAATATCCAATTACTTTGGTTCAAATTATGCAGTTGCTGTAGATTCTTGTACTCATGCTATTGAACTTTGTTTGAGGTATGAAGGATTTACTGATATAAAAATTCCAACAAGAACTTATATATCAGTACCATTTACAGCAAAAAAACTTTTTTGTAATTGGAATTGGAAAGATGAAAATTGGGAAGATTATTACTTTATAGGCAACACAAATATTGTAGATGCTGCTCCTTATTGGAAAGAAAATGGTTATGTAAAGGATACTTATATGTGTCTAAGTTTTCAATACAGTAAACATTTATCTTTGGGTCGTGGTGGAATAATATTATTGGACAATAAAAAGGACTATGACTTTTTGAAGAAGATGTCATATGATGGAAGAGATTTTAATTCTTCTTGGATAACTCAGAATATTGATGTTGTTGGTTATCATTATTATATGACTCCAGAGACTGCAGAACTTGGAATAAATAAATTTGAAAATGTGAAGGATATTCAACCAGAAAAATGGACGTATAAAAAATATCCTTATTTACCTAATATGAAAGTTTTTAAATGAATAAGTTAAAAGGTCTTCCTCCGATCGTCTACATGAATCTTGATCATAGAGAGGATAGAAAAAAACATATAGAGAATGAATTTAGTAAATATGGAATTACTGATTATACTAGGTGGTCTTCTTCTAGGTTTTCTGTAGATAAATTTGATGAGTGGGCAGATAAATTGGATTTAATGCTTCTGGCAAAAACGGATGCATCTATTGTAATGAATGAATTTACTCTACTTATAGAGTGGTATAATTCTGGTATTTCTGAGCATCTTATGGTTATGCAAGATGATCTGTGCTTAGATCTTATAGAATATTGGCCATTTGATTGGAATGACATATTTAAAAATCTACCTTATAATTGGGATATTGTTCAGTTTTATCATTGCCATGATCACTACTTAAAAATGCATTTAAGTCCTAGAGAGTGGCATTGCTCTTCTGCTGCCTGTTTTATGGTAAATAGATTGTTTGTAGAAAAATTAATCAAGATTCATTTGCAACCAGATGGGTCATTTAAACTTAATCAGAGTTTAAATGATATGATGATTCCTAAAGAATCCTATAGTAGCGATGATTTTTTATTGTATCAAATAGGAAAGTCATATACTCTCCCACTTTTTTGTTTGGATCAAAAATTGGCACTAGGTCATGATAATAATGGAAGTAGGATTTTTGAATCAAATCAAGACTCTATTATAAGTGCTTATCATAATAAAATTTATGATATTCTTGCAACTACTTGCATAAAAAAATGGTGGAAAAATGAAAGTAAAAACTATAGTGCTGAAGATATCTTAAGCTATGGTGGAGATATACACAAAACTATGAAAATAGAATTACCAAGATACTAAGAATTTTATATGCTTAATACATTACCACCTATATTTTGCTTAACAGACTCTCAAAATAAAAGAGAGTATATGAAAAATCAATTTGATTTTTATGGCATTGAAGATTATAAATTTTTAGAAAAAAAATATAAGATAGAAGAATTTGATAACTGGAAAAATCTTATACTGGATGAAAAAATTTATAGTACAGAATATGAGTTATCAAGATCTATTAATTTAATAGAAACTATAGTTAATTGGTTTGATAGTAATCAATCTGAAATTTGCATAATAATGGAGGACAATGTTGATTTGAGCCCATCTCAACATTGGATTTTTGATTGGGACTACTTAATTAATAATTTGCCGTATAACTGGGATTGTATTAAGTTTTATCATTCTAAACTTGCATCAATAAAGATGCACCTTCATCCCTTTGAAAATGAGAAACTTAAAAAGTCTTTAGAATACTATAATACTTCTTCTAATTGTTTTATGATTACTAGATATTTTGCTAAGAAGATAAAACAATGTCATCTTAGGGGAGATAAATTTTTACTTCATTATCCAAATCCAAATAAAAGTATTAAAGAAGTTCAGTATGGATCTACTAGTGAATTTTTGTTTGATATTGGTTTGACATATGTACTACCAATATTTTCTTTAAATGATGAATTGATACCAAGTGACAACGAACATCTAGTTAATAAACTTGCTTCTCAAGCGATTTCATATTGGTGGAAGCAAAGAAGTAAAATGCATACTAAGTTTGAATTTTTTAATTATAACAAAGATAATGAATGGAAAATGGAAGCACTCTATGATATTAGTACGACTGAAGTATTTAAAGATGAGAATGAAAAATTAATGATATGGATTTAAATAATAAAGTAAAAAATATGCCAAAGGTTTATTTTTTTAATCTCGATAATAGAAAAGATAGAAGAGATTGGATGGTAAATCAATTTAACAATTATGGAATAGATTATCAAAGGATATCTGGAACAAAATACCTTGCTTCTGAGAATAAAAAGTGGAAAAATTTAATACTGGATATTGAAGATTATCATTTAATGGTTCCAATTGCTGCGAATGCAATTACACATTTAGATTTTTTAAAAAAATGGTATTCTGAAACTGAAGATGATTATGTTCTTTTGATGGAAGATGATTATGATCTTGGACTAATCAACTATTGGTTTTTTGATTGGGATGAGATTATGAATAGACTTCCTTATGATTGGGATTGTATATTGTTGGGTTTTGAAAATCCAGAACAAGTAAAATTTCATTTGCATCCAATAGAAGATGGTCATGATTTTGGTCCTGTTCTTTTGAGGAGAGAGTACGTTGAAAAAATATTAAACCTTCATTGTGAGGGTGATAAGTACAGATTAGTTCATAAGATATCTAGTTATTGTTGGAGTGTAAACACAAAGAATTCAGGTTCTGGAACTGTAGATTATTTTATGGTCCATGGTGGAAGGACTTATTGTTTACCTCTAATAACTATAAATCCAAACTTTGGTAGTTTTGAAAATAATAGTATACTGCAAAGTTTTTATAGGTCTGGTGGAGATATAAGTGCAAGGAATACTTGTTATTTTTGGTGGCAGCATGAATCAAATAATTATGATATAGATTCATTCTTTTCTTATGGTGATAAAATTCATGATAGGATGACATTGAATCCTGGAAAATTTAGAAATTATGATATAACTTCAACTTCTTTTGAAAAGTATGGGGATGCCTATTTAGATTATTTTAGAAACTAAAATAAATAAAAAAAAATCTTTGTGTTGATTATGGATTTGAAAAATAAACTAAAAAATGTTCCTAAAATATATTACTTTAATTCTGAGGAAAATGTTAATCGTAAAGAGTATATTGAAACTAATCTAAGTAATTATAAAGTTTCTGATTACGAGAGAGTCCCTTTAAAATTTAACAAGGAAAATATATCAGAATGGAAAGATTTGTTATTGGATAAAAAGAATTATAAGCTGAGTGTAACTACAGCAGCGTATTCTATATCAGTTTTAGATTTCTTAAAAAATTGGTATAATAATACTGATGAGGATAAATTAATTATTTCTAAAGATATTGTAGACTTTGGTACTTTAGAATATTTGCCCTTTGATTGGGATGAGATTATGAATAGACTTCCCTATGATTGGGATTGTCTTTTACTTGGATTTGAAAATTTAAATTATATACCATTTTATCTTCATCCAATAGTTCCAGGTCACACTTTTAATATTGCTATGTTGAATAGGAGATATGTAAAAAAGATTTTAAAACTTCATTGTTTTGGGGATAGTTATAAATTAACTAATAAAATTTCCAATAAAAAATTTGGGTTTAAGTCTGGAACAGTAGATTATTTTATTGGTCATTGTGGCAACACATATTGTTTGCCAATATTTCCAACTAACTTGGAGTTCTGTGACAGTGTAAGTAAAAAATATGCATTGTCAAAAAACAACAGAGTAAAGTATTATGAATGGTGGAGATTTGACAGTAAAAAATATCATTTAGATGAATTATTTTTGTATGGAAAACCAAACGATAAAAGTATGATTAAAAAATGCTTAATGTGGTCATGAGTAAAAAACTAAAAAACCTTCCTCACATATATTATTTTAATTTGGACAATAGAACAGATCGTAGGAAATATATGGAGGATCAATTTAATTATTGGAAGGTTGATTACACTAGAGTTTCTGGATCTGATTTTTTGTCATCAAACATTGGTGAATGGGGTAGAAAATTTATACATGGTGATGTAAAGGGAGTACCTGCATACTGCTTATCTAATGCAGTAACTCATTTGGAATTTATGAAAAAATGGTTTACTACAACGGATGATGAATATTTACTATTGATGGAAGATGATTATGATTTGAATCTAATTGAGTATTGGAATTTTGATTGGGAATATCTTATGAATAGAATTCCTTATGATTGGGATTGTATTCAACTTGGATTTGAGTCGAGTGAATTTATTCCATTTTTTCTTCATCCTAAATTAAGACACAGTTATTTTGGTCCAGTAGTTTTAAATAGAGATTATGTTGAAAAACTTTTAGCACTACATTGTCAAGGACAAAAATATTTTTTTGATAAGAGTGTAGCCATAAAAAATTATAATTCAAACTCTGCAACCGTAGATTATTTTATTGGACATACTGGTAGAACGTATTGCATACCATTAATAACAACAAACACAGATCTTCCTAGTACTGAATTTAGTTTACAGATCGATAGGGTTCATCATGAAAGATCCAAGTGTGCTTATTATTATTGGTGGATGAAAAAACATTTAAAATATAGTCTGGATGAATTTTTTACTTATGGTAAAAAAAATGATTCTGACATGATTCTATTAACCTCACAATTTTAAAAAAATGAAATCAACTAATGAATGGGACAAATTAAAAAAGGTAATTGTTGGAGTTGCTGATTATGCAAAAATTCCTTCAATGGATAAAAGTCTGAGAACAATTAATTATGCTGGAATAGAAGATGTCTCAGAAGTAAAATCTGGTTTATATCCAAAAAGAGTTATAGAAGAAGCTAATGAAGATTTGGAAGTATTGTGTGATTTTTTGCGGGGTGAAGGTGTAGAAGTTCTCAGACCAAAAAGAGAACCTACAGAGTATTATAATTACTGCCCAAGAGATTCTGTTTTTATTCATGGTGATTTATCTATAGCAACACCACAACCTCTGAGGTCAAGAAGGGGAAATTGGAGATCTTTTAAACATCATATTCCAAACACAGTAGAAATTCCTTGCTCTTATCATGATGGTTTGTATGATGAGTCTTGTATTAAAAATCCAGATAAACTTGCATTAACTGAAGTTACACCAGCTTTTGATGCTGCTAATATTATTCGTGCCAACGATGATGTTTTATATCTTGTTTCTAATAGTGGTAATATTGCAGGTGCAAAATTGCTTCAAAGAATGTTGGGAGAAAAATCTACAGTTAGAGTAGTGAAGGATATCTACAGTTATGTTCATATTGACACTACGGTTTGTTTTTTGAGAGAAGGATTGTTGATGATTAATCCAACAAGAGTTAAATCAGTAGATATGCTTCCATATCCTTTTAATACTTGGAATGTGATAAATTGTCCAGATCCAGTGGACATTGGATATTATCCAGGTTATAATAATGCTTCAGAATGGTCTAATATGAATTTGTTTAGTGTATCTCCAAACTTGGTTGTACTACAAAAAGATCAACATCCAACAAGAAAACTATTAGAGACATATGGTATTGAATGTGCAATGCTACCTGCAAGACATCAGAGAACTCTTAGTGGTGGATTCCACTGCGTTACTTTAGACCTGGAGAGAGGATAATGGATATTGGATTTATTGGTTTGGGCAAACTTGGAAATCCTTGTGCAAAAGAAATTGCACGTAAAGGACATAATGTTTATGGATACGATATCCTTAAACAGCATAGCACTGAAATTAAAATTTGCCCCAATATAAAAACTGTTGTTGATAAGTCTGAAATTATTTTCATTGCCGTTCCAACACCACATCATCCAGATTATGATGGAAGTACTCCTTCCATGCATTTAGAACCAAAAGATTTTGATTACTCTATAGTTAAAGATTGTTTATCTCAGATTAATCAATATGCTAATGGTCAACTTGTTGTTTTGATATCTACAGTTCTTCCTGGAACTACTAGACAACAGTTTAGACCTTTAGTTAGTAATATGAGATTTGTTTATAATCCATACCTTATTGCTATGGGAACGGTATCTTGGGATATGGTAAATCCAGAAATGGTAATGATTGGAACCGAAGATGGATATGAAAATGGAGACGCAAAAGAACTAATAGAGTTCTACAAAACAATTATGGAAAATGATCCTAAGTATATTGTTGGTACTTGGGATGAGTGTGAATGTATAAAAGTTTTTTATAATACCTTTATTAGTACAAAAATTGGATATGTAAATATGATCCAAGATGTTGCTATGAGGCAAGGCAATATTAATGTTGATGTTGTTACTCAAGCATTGTGTTCAGCTGAAAATAGAATTATAAACTCTTCTTATATGACTGCTGGAATGGGAGATGGTGGTGCTTGTCATCCCAGAGATAATATTGCACTAAGATATCTTTCATATAAATTAGAACTTGGTTATGATATTTTTGAATCTGTGATGGGTTCTAGAGAAGGTCAAGCAAGTAATCTTGCAGATTACTTGGTAAAGTTATCAAACGAATATCAATTACCTATTGTTATTCATGGCAAAGCATACAAACCAAGAGTACCTTACATTGATGGAAGTTATAGTTTATTGGTTGGACACTACTGCCAACAGTCTGGAATAACTCCAATATATGTTGACAAATATACTGGAGACACTTATACTAGTAAAGAACCAGCAATCTTTCTTCTTGCACACAGTGCTACAACTACCTACAAGTATTGGTATAGTACTGCAGAAGATGAATTGTATTGTGAAATTCCAAAAGGTAGTGTTGTGGTTGATCCTTGGAGAAAGTTTGAGGATCCTGATCTTGAAGTAATTCATTACGGCAACACTAGACATAGATAAAAATCTGTGTTAAACTAACCATTCTAATTTTTTAATCTCATGACTATTGATACTGAAAAGTATATTGATTTTGTGAAGCAAACTACTAGTGCTCCTAGTTTGGAGTACCCTGTATTTTTGACTAGGATTAATGAACTTGAAGCAAGTGGTGCTAATGTAACACAACTTCTGACTGCTGCATTTGGTCTTACTGCAGAAGCTGGTGAGTTTACTGAAGTAGTCAAAAAGATTGTATTCCAAGGAAAACCATATAGTGAAGAAAACACATTTCATATGAAGCGAGAACTTGGAGACATTTGTTGGTATCTTGCTCAAGCATGTATGGCACTAGACATTTCTTTTGATGATGTCTTGCAAATGAACTTTGAAAAACTTTCTGCACGATATCCTGAGGGTACGTTTAGTATTGAAAGGTCAGAAGTTCGCTCTGAAGGCGACGTTTGATATTTTAGCAAATATGGATTAATCCATATTTTATTGCCCAGTTGGCGGAATTGGTAGACGCGGCAGGTTTAGGTCCTGTTGTCCTTGTGACGTGTAGGTTCAAGTCCTATACTGGGTATAAATAGGTATAAATGTTTGTATCAATGAATAATCTTACAAACGAAACTATACTTAAAAAACTTCAAAAAGGACTTAACAGTAACAAAATTGTTGTGGAGAGATCTGGTAAATTTCCAAACTCCAATAATAAAAATCAACAATATGCAACTATTATTGTTAAGTCAAATGATAGACCAGATTCTCTTGAATTGGTTGAAGATTTTTTAAAGAAGAATAAAATACAATTTGAAGAAAAAAAGTTACCTGGATCTTCTTTTAATGGGATAGAAATTACTTCTTATCTTCGATTGAGTGATAGAGACACTGCAATAAGAATATTATTTAAGTTTCGTAATGGTAAAGATTTTGCTGCAAAAGTTGGATCTATATGGAACGATTTATTAATAAAAGCATTTTCTGTTAATCGTTCATTGGCAAGAATTCCATCTGAAAAATCTGAAGTTGAAGTTATTAAAAGATTGAATTCTGAAATACAGAGACTGGGTAATGGAAAACCTGTAGATTTAAAAATAAAATCTAAAACTTATACTAATGTAGCTGGCTTTGTTGGTGGTGTTGGAACAAAGAAAGCAGATTTTGTTATAGTTGCATTTGATGGTTCTAATAATCCAAAAGAAGTTGGGTTTATATCTTATAAGTTGGGAACTGATGCAAAATCTTTTCAACAATATGGGGGAATATCTGATAGGGCAGGTAATGAGATATCTAAACATGATGAAGTTAAGGGATTTAAAGATTTTGTGATTGATAATTGGGACACTTATTCTGATGATTTTAATACTCTTTGGAGACCAATTAAAAGTAGAGAATTGAAAAAGATGGCAGTCTTTGGACCAGACTGTAAAAAAGTATCTGGATACGATAGCGTGGATTTTATTACCCAAGGCGCTCCTAAAATTAAAAAGGTTGGAGCAACTAGAGATAAAAGATCTATACTCAAATTGGATTTTAATAAAGTTGTAAATAAAAACAATATTACTTCACTTCAAGCTGGTTACGAACCAACACTTGCCGCAAGGAAAGGAGAGTCTTCAAGAAGAATTTCAACCTCAAATACAAAATTTAAGGAAGGGTTGAGAGGAGGAATATTTTCTAGAGATTATTCAAATCGAAATAAAAGTAAAGAGATTTAAAAGAATAAATATTATTATATCAAAACAATCATGAAAAAATTCTCACAATTTATCAATGAGTCAAGGTCTATCGCCTCCATTCAAGGGAGGCGACTTGGTTTAGTGCCAGATGGTCATGGCGGATATCATGACAAAAACACTGGAGAATTTATTGCTAAAAATGTAAATGGTAGATTAAAGTTTTATAATCAAAATCAAATTTTAGGTAAACAAGATCCTAAGCAAATAAGAACTCAAAATAATCAAAGACCAGTTGCTACTCAGATTAAATTACCAAAGAAAAATGTAAAAGAGAATAGTAATTTAAGAGAAAGATATATTAGGGGTGAGATTTTTTGTGAGGGTCAATACGTCCAGAATTTAAATACACAATTAGTCGGTAAGATTGTTAGAAGAGGGACCAATCATTTAATTTGTGTTACTGAAGATGGGGAGATGTTTAAATCTTGGATCAGTGATGTTGTTGAGTGGACTGATGATTGTGGAGTTCCAGCAAGTCAGAGAGAAGTTGGTACAGATTCTCTTAGAAAATATACAATGAAGATGTCTGACGTTAAGAGCATTAGGAATTTTATAAATAAATATAAGAAAAAAGCGTAATTCA